AGCAGAACAAGCCGCTATTGAAGCACATGGTTTGTTTAACTTAGCCGACTTCTTGCCTAAGAAGCCAGGCGAAGCTGAACTGCGTATTATCAAAGAAATGTTTGAAGCATCAGTTGATGGACAACCATATGATAATGAGCGCTGGGGTGCATACTATCGTCCATACGGTCTTGAAGCTCCTGCAGGAGCTACGGCTAAACCTTCTGCGTCTGCTGGAACCAGCGCACCCGTAGCAACTCCCGTAGCAGAAACTTCTACTGCACCTTGGGATGACGATAGCGCATCGGCTACACAACCCGTAGAAGTGCCAAAAGCCGCATCTAGTGACAAAGCACAGGACATTCTAGCAATGATCCGTGCAAGACAAAACAAGTCTTAATGGAATAAGGGGAGTTTAAGCTCCCCTTTCCGAAGGAGAATAAAATGACCCTACCAGATGAACGCTACCGGGCCCTCAAGCAAGGTAAAAAACTATTAGAAGAACTATGTGACCCGGGCCGCACACCCAGAGTCCCTTCATTAGTAAGAGATAGAGCAAGGAGTGTTCTTAGACACTATCCAAGTGATTACGAATTGGAAAAAATTGCGGATAATTGTCCAGAGTTTCTTGACAAAATATCATTTTCTGATAGAATGTATATGAGCACCTCACAAAAAGTAATAGGAGAATAAAATGAAAAAATTGAATAAGTTAGCTAAAGTAAATGAAAGCATTACTATCAACCGTTATGACAACGGTTGGATGATTGAAGCGTCCGGGCGTGATAAAGAAAACGATTGGAAAACTTCAAAAGTAATGTGTAATACAGAAGAAGAACTTTTTGCAATAGTTAAAGAGTGGAATACTATGGAGTTAGATAACTGATATGGGAAAACCTTTTGACATTAGTAAATTTCGCAAAGACATTACAAAGTCTATTGAAGGACTTAGTATCGGCTTCAATGACCCGACAGATTGGATTAGTACAGGCAATTATGCCTTGAACTATCTTATCAGCGGTGACTTCAATAAAGGTGTACCCCTAGGTAAAGTTACAGTATTTGCCGGCGAATCAGGATCAGGCAAATCATTCATCTGTTCAGGTAACTTAGTCCGTCACGCACAACAACAAGGTATCTATGTTGTTCTTGTTGATAGTGAAAACGCTTTGGATGAAAAGTGGTTGCATGATCTTGGCGTTGACACCAGCGAAGACAAGCTTTTAAAGCTTAACATGGCAATGATTGATGACGTAGCTAGAACTATCAGTGAATTCGTAAAGGGATACAAAGCACTGCCTGAATCAGATAGACCTAAGGTCTTGTTTGTTGTTGACAGTCTAGGCATGTTGCTAACACCTACTGACGTTAATCAGTTTGAAGCAGGTGATATGAAGGGTGACATGGGTCGTAAGCCTAAAGCACTTGCCGCACTCGTTCGTAACTGTGTTAACATGTTTGGTAATTTAGGTATCGGTATGGTTGCTACTAATCACACTTATGCTAGTCAAGATATGTTCGATCCTGATGACAAAGTATCAGGTGGTCAAGGTTTCGTCTATGCATCTAGTATTCTAGTTGCTATGAAGAAATTAAAACTAAAAGAAGACGAAGATGGTAACAAGATTAGTGATGTACGCGGTATTCGTGCCGCATGTAAAATCATGAAAACTCGTTATGCTAAACCTTTTGAATCAGTGCAGGTTAAGATTCCGTACGAAACAGGCATGAGTCCATACTCAGGTATGCTTGATATGATTGAAAAAGCAGAAATGGTTAAGAAAGAAGGCAACAGCCTAGTCTATACCACACTTGATGGAGAAATCATTAAGAAGTTTCGTAAGGCATGGGAAGCAAACACTGATGGTTGCTTAGACAAAGTTATGTTTGAGTATGCTGAAAAAACAAAATCAATGATAAGTACTGTATCTAACACAGGAGAGGAAGATACAGAATGAGTGTGAATTTCGTAGCTGAGGTATGGGATGCCCTAAAAACTCATATAGATTTTAATGAACGTAAAGATGCTGCCGACACCCTCGTCAATCTTTTAATTGATAGCGGTCATGACGCAGATGATATCAAAGAAGCTTTTAGGGGCGATAAAGATATCGGTGGTGCATTAAAGTTTTATAGAGAACAACATGAAGTCGAAGAAGAATACGAAGAATACGATGATGAAGATGATGAATGGTGATGAATGAACTGGTACACTAAAATATCGCAGGATCTATCTGCGATACCTGATTTTATTACGTACTATGAATCGGAACTAGTGGAAGCTAAAAAAGAGGTAAAAATCTATGGCAATGTTGAAAAGAACATTGCCAATTTACCCGGTGTTACCGAACATAGATTTAATCAACTACAAGAAATAGAAGCGGTACTAAACTATCTCAACATTAAATTAAGGCAAATTCGCCGAAAACATTTTCAAAAATATTTAGAAGCGTATAATAGAGCACTGACAAGTCGTGACGCTGAAAAATATGTTGACGGCGAATCTGAAGTCATCGACTTTGAAATTTTAATTAATGAAGTTGCACTACTGCGAAATCGTTGGTTGGGTATTCTCAAAGGTTTAGAAGCCAAGCAATGGCAGATGGGACACATTGTTCGTTTGCGCACTGCTGGTATGGAAGATATAACAGTAGGATAAAAAATGACATTAAACAAAACTTATACTCTTAGTCCTTCAATATCTATTGGAGCGCAAGGTGCAGGGCAAGGTATCACATTAGGTAATTTATCTACTAGCATAACTGGCATCTTTGCAGACCACATTTCATCATCTAGCAACGTGAAGAAGTATGAAATAATTGAAACTACTGAGGATTTGTTGGCACTAAGTTGTGCATGGTATCGCATTAGACAAGACAAACATACCCTTCAACCACACGTTACTAGTTTACTATCCGATGCATTGTTTAGGCACGTGACACCGGAAGATCGTACTAAGGCAGAAGAAGTACGTGATTACTATAGTAAGAAGTTTATGGTCATGGCGTTGAAGGATCAAAGACTAACACAGTTCCGTCATGACTTGAAAGAATATTTACTAGGTGATTCAACGAAATTCACTGAGAAGACTGTACCGATGGTCTATAGGCTACCTGAATTTCATGCACATGATGTTGAGTTTGATGTTATACAGCGTGAGTTTGAAAAAGACATCCCTGAGTTTGATAGATTCACACGCAAGACAATTGACAAGTCTGTACGACTTACTCCGGTCAAAGGGTTCAAAAAGAATAGCAAGATCCGCGGTAAGTTTACTGAGTACTGGTTGAAAGATTCTAGTAATCGTGCTTATCGTTTTGGTCTTACTGCTACTAATCCATTGATTGGTTTATGGGACACACAATTTAAAAACGGTGATATGGTTCTTAACCTCAAAATGCAGGCCTCACGCCGTGATGAATTGCAGTATTTCAACATTGGGTCAATCCTAGAAGGTTGACAATAAATGGATTTGGGCATATAATACATGTATAGATTGATTAAAGGAGTCTTACATGGTTATGAAGCGTTTCAAGCAAACCCAAAAGTTTCGTGTTATCGTTGGTCAAGCATGTTTCTATGCTACAGTAAAACAGATTCGCAACGGTGTCGGTGACTTTGCTAAGTGCAATGCAGCCACTCAAAAGGCTCTGGATGCACTAGAATTCACCCGCTCAGGTACTGGTATTGCTGACCAATGTGCTACTGGCCTCGCTGGTACCTGGGAAGGTCTGCAAGTCCAACTGACACTGGCTTGAAAATTTGACAATAAATGGTTTTGGGTATATAATAGAGTCTTATTCAGTTGAAAGGGTCTTTATGTCTTACATCGTTTTCAAGCACAACAAAGAGTTCGGTCCTCGCAAGGGTCTGGAAGGTCCGTTTCACTATCCCAACGGTTCTGTTCTGTACTACGATCCTAAAGAAGGTGAGTACTACGATCCTCTTACCGACTTCTATGTCCCGCGTGACGAAGTTGCGGAACTGCAAAATCTAATTTTTGATGTACTGAAAAAGTAACACTTTTGTATTACATGCCTAAATTTGACAATAAATGGGCATTG